TGTTGAGGTCGACATTGGTTTTTTTATGGTTATACTCAGCTATACAAACATTGTACACGCTTTTGGGCAAAACGTCAACTGGTTCTAGTATTTTATTTGCAATACCCCAGTCAAAATCTGCTTTTTTTACAGTTCTTATATGTTTATCGGGTAAAGAGAAGAAAATAATCGAGTCTTTTTCTTGTTTTACTTTAACTAACCACTCTCCCTTAAGCCTTCCTTCCAAAACTACATATATAAACCGGTGTTTTGGAAGGAAAAAGAGCTTTAAGTGCTTAATTACTGTTGCCAAACGGGTCATCGCCATTGGAATTGGTAATATTTTGATTGATCTTAAACATTACCCTTCTAAAACGTTCAAGCAACGCGTCGTTTTCTGCGGCAGTATTAGCTGATACAATTTCAACCGGGTTATTATTTAAGTCATAGCCAATAAGCATGTAAGGCCCTAAGAATTCTTTAATTTGGCCGTCTAGTGACTCAATTTCCCGTCGTTTTTCTTTTATTATTTTGTTTTTAATTTTATTATACTCTATATTTGCAAGCATTACCATTTCTTGCAAGCGTCTTTGATCGTTATCAGTTAACCCAGTAGCAGTAAGAGGGGAACTTTGTGTCGACAAAGAAGACCCCCCTACTACCTCTGAAGTTTGAGCTATACTTGTAGTAACAGTCTTTTTCTTAGACTGTTTTTTGCTTTTTTGCTTAGCTGCTTCTTTATTTGTATCAGCCATTTATATTATTTACTGCTACGCTCTGCAGAAGCAATAAAATCGTAAAACTCTTTGCGAGCTGCCCCTTCGTTCATAAAACTACCGGAAAGCTTCGAAGTGATCATAGAACAACCGTGATGTTTTACACCGCGATGGCATGCGCAAGTATGTGCACACTTAAGAACAACGGCAACCCCTTGGTTACCCTTACAGAGTTCATTAATAGCATTATGTACCTGCACTGTCAGTCCTTCTTGTATTTGAGGCCTACGTGCATAATGTTCAACAATGCGATTTAATTTAGAAAGTCCAATAACTTGACCGTTTTTATCAGGGATATAAGCAACATGCGCTACACCAGTAAAAGCAAGATGGTGATGAGAGCACATAGACGTAACCGGGATATTCATTTGACTTACAATACCGTCATATCCATCAGAAGGAAATGTAGTGATCTTAGGGGGTCCTTCATAGCAGCCCTTAATAAGATCGCAAACATAAGACTTAGCGACACGACGAGGTGTGTCCGCACTATTTACATCGTTGCGCCAGTCTATGCGTAGAGCATCAAGAAAGCCTTCATAAGCTATAGCCGCTTTTTCAATAATCTCCTTCTTCTCGCTATCACTAACAAGCATACTACTATTAGCAGTAGGCAGAAGGGGGTGTTGTAGACCGTTTTTGCTCATATTGGTAAAATTATATGTTTGAATTCGACTTGCTGTTGTAGTTGTCTGATTTGTTATTGATTCCATGTTTAACTAAATAGCTTATTATAACCTCAATTGAATCTGTCTTCAACTTAAACTTTTCAGGTATATATTGACCACCATCGTAGATTTCAAAATAAGTCTCTCCAAACATAGATTGATCGTTCACGTAACAAGTACAAAAAATAGATGCATTACCTGGATCAATCATAACAGTCCACGAGCGGGGATCAGCTTCATTATACTCGTCAAATATTTTATAAACGACATAACCGCTATCTTTAAGTCGTTTTATAAAATAACTCTGTGTTGTAATTTTATTAGCCATTACTTAACTAGACCCGAAATAATAAATTTAAATTCTGTCTCGTTAGTTGGTTTAATAAAAAAAGAAAGCACTTTAAACTTAAGATTAATACCGATACGCGCTCTCTCGAAGCGTATACCAGATATCACTCTAAAAATATCAAGATTAAACGGTATTACGTGAGACAAAGGCTGTCCTTCTATTGTATCACAAATCTTAAGTACAATGCTATCGGTATTGCTTTTTTCTTTGTCTCCTAGTTCGCAATAGCAACCATCAGGTTGACCGAAAATATAAATTTTATTAGTATCAGTAGTAAATGAACTAGCCTTAAGAATCTCTTGAAACTTTTTATAGTCAAGATCAAAGAAAGTATCAAGCTCTAGATTTTCTATTTTCTCTTTTTTAAGAGAAACTTTAGGTACAATAGAATCATCTAAAAAGTGGTACTTAAACTGGACACTGGGGGATTTGTAGGTAAGATTATTACTATTAATCTTAAATACAACATTTTCGTCTTCAATACAATCTACCACTCTTAATAGTTTTTTAATATCTCCTATATTAAGAGTAACCTCTTCAGTAAGATCTAAGGGAGTATTGTATTTGCCAAGAAGGATAATACTAGTATCGGGTTTATTACAAACCGTATAAATACCGTTTGAATTTGCTTTAATAGAAGCAATGTCGACTGTTTTGCTAATAACATTTAAGAAGTTATCTGCAAAATCTTTCTTAACCAGTTTAAGTTCCATATTATGGGTTCGTTACTAATTTTTTTTTATCTTCTAGAAGAAGATCAAGCTTTTCATTAACCATAATAAGCTTTTTTTCTAGTTTTTCAATATGTTCAATAATATCTTCGTAACGAGCTTTTTTGTCAAAATTAAACTCTAATTGAGAGTCGGAATTAGCTGCAACAGGCTGACTCACTAAAGGTAAAGCCATTTGCGGCATTACTGGTACTACAGGCGGATTAACAGGCATAGCTGCCGGTATTTGAGGAATAACCATACCGGCAGCTTTAGCAATACCTGAAGGCATGACTTTAGACATATCCACATCACTGACTTTCATATCACCCAATCCAGCTTTTTTAATTGTGTTTACATCATTTTGCACCACTTTGCCAAACATAGCAATAGCAATCATTTGCTCTTGCGTGAGCCCGTTGGTGCTGCCTGCCATTTTCATAGCATCAGCATCAGAAAGAGAGGGCGCAGCAGGCCCTTGCGCCTGCTGCCTCATTTTCATAATTTGTTCTCTTCTTTGCTGTTCAGTCATATCTTAAAGATCTTCCAAGCCGTTGAGAATAGCCATTACTGCTTCATCATTCGACTTAGTGCTCTTTACTTCAGTCTTAGGGGCAGCCTTAACTGGACTGGGAGTAGCTGCTACAGGCTTAACAACAGGCTTAGGAGCTTCATAAGGGACATCTTCCTCTACGTCTTCTGTAGCCTTAACCTCAGGCGCTGGTGCCGCTGCAGCAGCCTCCTGACCGTAGAAGTGTACATTAATAACCTCTTTCAACTCATCAGCTGATTTGTGATCCAAAAAGGTCTGTAGATCGTAGATGTTATTATAGACCTCATTGATCTTGTCTTCATCAATACCATCGATAGCAGCAGGGCTAAGAAACTTAGACGCGGTATACGTAGGGTACTTAGGGGCACCTGGCTTGTCCGAAACAAGCTCAGCTTTAATACGTAGACTGCATCCATTCTCGCTAAGATCAAAAATCTTAGCGCCGTACTCCGCCGCATCATCTCCATTGATAGCCGCTTCAATAATCTTATTGAGTTGGCGGCCATAACGAAGAACCTTAACAGTACCATTATTATCAGGGTTTTTGGGATCGCTTACAACATAAACATTAACCATCCAGTTTTCCTTACGCTTAAGATGTTCCTTAGCACGGTTCTTCTCTTCATCACTGCCCTCGCGAAGGATCTTAAAGTAAAGCTCGCTTACAGGGCACCGCTCTCCCCAAGTCGACGGAGAAGTTACACTAAAGTACTTGCCAGTGGAGATACTATTCCAGCCGTGATGATAATAATGCAAAAACGTCTCAGCAGGGTTCTTAACGTTAGGAAGCAAACGCACCACGTAAGTAGCAGGTGCTGCAATTTGCAGAATATTCTTATAACTAGCGCCGTCTCCTTGCTTATTTTTAGCATTTTCGAGCGCGCTCTTAATGCTTTCGAACATATTGGTATTAAATGTAGGTTTCATAATTAGTAATTTTGAGTATTTTTGGTTAGTATTTTGAAACCTTCGTCAATTAGGTTCTTTGCTCTAGTAGACATATTCAATCGCAGTTTAAACTTACCAATGCTATTGTGTATGTTTTTTAGGTAAAGCTCCTTATCTTGAAGGTTAAAAGAGTTTATCATACTATCGAAAGAAGGCAACTTAATCAGTACGTAAATGTTAATTAGTTTATTACTGTAATCAATAATCGGGGTATACGTGTATCCGTTTTTCTCGAAGCAGTATCTATCGAAGGCTATTTTACGCTCTAAACATGTCAACCCAATATGTTTGAGGCTTTTCTTAATATTATCAATCTGATTTTGAGTGTCAGGGGATTCTTCTAATTTTTGCTTTTGTACTGCTGAATATACCGCGATTGCTTTCTGGGTTGTGTAAAATTTTAAAGGAAAATGCTGCTCGTCTTTATAGATGAGATAAGGAGCATTAAAAAACTCTTTTACGTCTATCTGCGGAAATTTCTTGAAAAAAAGTTCTAATTTTTTACAAGCTACTCCGTCGATTGTAATATCAAACCCGTCAAAATCTTTACGAGCACGCCATGGCTTGTTCTGAAGCCCTCGCGATACGCTTAAGTAGGTATTGTAAATGTAAGGTGCGTTCATTAGCCTTCATGATTTTAATACCTCTCGTACAACTTTGCTACGGCATAAATTTGAATTATACTTTAAAAACACAATAAACGCTTCTTTTTCATTGTCAACTTGTATTAGTTTCATGAATATCTTTTTGTAGATATTGTTCTTGACAATAAGAGTGAACACGGTGACGTTGTTTAATTTTTTGTTATGCAATATAGAGCAAAAAGAACAAAATTTTAAAATTTCATATTCTGTTTCATCCTTAGTTAGACTATCTAAAGGATTATCTACAACAGCTTGTTCTAATGCTCCAATTACTCCAGACATGTTAAGCTGTAATTAGGGACAATTGTTTAGAAAAATTCATAAATTTTTCCGTGATCTTTCCACCAGCTGCGTATTCGTGGCCGCCACCACCACATAAAAACTCAGCTAGTTTAGCTAAATTTACATTACAAGTTTTCTTTTTTCTAAAAGAAACGTGAGAACTATTTGTGTTAACAAAAAATACGATATCTGAATTATAAGTTTTAAGAAGATGGTCGCAAATATCGTTTATATATTTGGTACCCATTGTCCCGGTAATCTGTAAGTTTTGCTTGCTTATAGGTACATTGCCTGAATAGATTTGTAAAGTAGATATAGCTGCATCTCTACCGGTTACATATTCTTTTATAATATTGTTTTCTAATGAGGTAAACCCGGTAAAACCATTATAAAAACGTTCTAAAAATTTGTAGGTCTTGTTCTTACCTAGTGTTTTTTGAGAGTTTGAAAAGGCACAGTTAAGATTATATGACTCAGGCAGTTTAAAGGCATAACTGTCATAGTCATTAGCTAACGCTATTAAATATTTTTGCTCGTTATTTAAAGACGTTAGTTTGTCTTTAAAATGTAAATAGAGTAACTTCGCACAAGAGGACGTAACCACAACATTAGTTGTAGCATTTTTATATTTGCTTGTATCGTGTGTTTCGTGGTGATCTATAATAATAGACTTTTTGCTATCAATTAAGTCAAAACTTGTACTTGTATCTAGATCCAAAAAATATACCGCATCGTAGTTCTCTATACTGTTCTCTGCTGCCCAAAGTAAAAATTCTTTTCTAAAATTTGAAACTGTAACTGTATGGAATTTTATATCGCCAGGGTTGGCTTTTAGAGCCCAGTGTAAGGTTAAAAGACTGGCCGCTCCGTCTAAGTCGGAGTCTGTAAAAACAAATATCTTCTTTGGATCCACTTGTCTATTTAGCTAGTTACGAAAGTTTTTCCAGTTTTGCTTCTAAATTAGATATTTCATTAGAATCTTCCCCGTTCTTGGTTAATCCTATATAATCTTTTTCTTCAGAAAGCGAAAGAGTAGTATAATCAATACGCATTGCTGTGGCCCCATGTTTAGGTCCTAAAC